ATGCCGTCAAGGTCGTAAATGCCCCAGAAGATGCTGCCGATGCCCCGATGGCGGTGCCGTCTATAGCCCCGCCGTTGACGTCTACCGTCGCCGCAAAGGTCACCCCGCCGCCGTCTGCGATCACGATAGCATTGTCGCCGTCCGTGTAAGCGATCCCCGTAGTCTGTACTTCGCCGGGCACCCTTATGCCCACCGCCGCATCGAGGACGGTCAGGCCGGTAGCGTTGCCGTGGTCGGTGAATACAAGATCGCGGGCGTCCGTGGTCACCTTGACGGTTACCTGCCCCGACCCTTCCTCCGTAATCCGCAAAATCTCCGACCCCTGGTCCTTGAAGATGTGGACGCCGGTGTGGGCGTCGAGCGTGAGGTTGCCGCCACTGTCCAGAGTGATGGGATTGGCCGCAAGGGTGACGCCCGTGGTGCCGTCATGGGTCAGGGTGGCGTCAGCGCCGACGCCTAACGACAGCACAGCCGAATCGCTACCAATAGCCACGTTTGCCGAGAGGATATTGACCTCGTCGGTGGATTGATCGTCGAACTCAATACGCCCCGCCGACGCACCCAGGCCGATCCACTTGTCATCGTTCATGGTGATGTTGCCGGTCCCCGACTTGAACGTGATGTCCTTGTGGGTACCGTCACCGGCCGAGATGTCGAAGTGATGCTGGACGTCGGCCTTGTCCCGCAGCCATTCGGGATTATCCGCGAGCGTATCGTAGTCGGACGCCTTGGTGGGATCGCCTATGTCAACATCAAGTCCGTTGGTAAATGCCATTGTCCCCTGCCGTCGTTAGTTGTTCCAGGTAGGCTTGCACCTCGAGCCGGTAAAGCTGGGCGTTGTGTTCGCAATGTTCTGCGGATGCTTCTGCGGCAATCAATCGTCCTCGTAGGTCCATCTCGGCGTGGTCTGTCAGCGCCTCGTTGCGTAGGCGGTCCCTGCATTCTTCCGCTTCAGCGAGGTGGCGCAACCGTTTCCCCTCTGCAATTTTTGCGCTGTAGTGGCGCTCTGAGATCTCACGCCGTAGCGCCAGCAGCTTGAACACGTCAGGGTCATTCGCCGCTGGGACGATCTTGGCGATCTGCTCTAAAACCAATTGGAGTTATCCGATCCCGGCGTTTGCCCGCCGCCAAGTTGTCCGGCGTATCCGTCGCTGTCAGTCCAGAATCCGTGTTCGTCTTGCTCTTGCTCGTCCGAGCTATTCCACACGGGCGCGGTGTCTACCGTCCAACGCCCCGCCTCCAGCGACCCGACGCTCCAGGCATTTATTTGCGCCGACATCTTCGCAAAATCTTTGCGAATCGTTCGCACTTGCATGGCGTTGCCGGTGTATTTGCCATAGGCGATGCGGAAGAAGTCGGTCGGTTCCTTCATCAACGCACGCGGTCCGACGGTCGTGGTCAGATGCTCGGTGATGGTGGCAAAACTTAGCAACTCACGCTGCCCTCGATGCTCTGCGCCGGTGTCTTTGTACAGCCAGTTCAGCGTCAGCAGCCGCCGCACCCGCGTTCCCGCGTCGGTTATCTCAAGGGTGTCATCTTTTTCGTAGCGAGCGAATTGCCTTTCGACTGGGTTGTAGGCATAATCCACCGCAATCGTGTTCACGTAGTTTTCCTCGGGGTCTTGGTGTACGACGAAGTCCTTGCTGCCGTCGTACCTGTTCATAAGATCCCCCTCGCGGAAAGTGTCCATCGATCCCAGCGGCACGAGCCGGTATTTCGGGGCGTATTTGTTCGCCTGGATGGTCATGTCAGCAAAGCCCTCGAGCAGCGCCTCAGTAATCAGCACGTTTGAGGATATGTCTGTGCCGATCCAGCGTCTGCCATCGTCAGAGCTCGTCAACTCGCTCTCCCAAGCCGCGAAAGCGGAGGAGTCGATATTGCCAGACGATACCCCCAGATATGTGGTCAGGATATGCTGCACAATGTCAGGCAGCGAGGTGATCAGCGTGCCGCTGCTGTTGCCGTCATCGGTTATGCCCTGGCAGTGCACGTCTATCTTGTCCACAAGCGGGTCGTAGGCCACATCGAGGGTAAACGTCGCGTTGGCCAGCGACGCAGAAGAAAAGGCCACAGACGATCCGTTTTTGTAGACGCTTTCGATCTGCTTGACCGTGTGGTCGGCGATCTTAAAACTGCCGCCCGTTCCCACTGTGCTGTCTATCTGCACAGCGGGCACCCGCTCCGACCCTGCCGACGAACTCCAGTCGCCATAGACAATCGGGATCGGATACCAACGCTTGAGCACCTCCATGTTGGCATAGTTGGTAGGTAAAAACTTATTTATCGGCAGGGTGCGCTGGTCCTTGCTTCGCACATCATCCACCGTCACCGTCATTTCCTGTTCGGTGAGCTTAATGCCGCCCGACGTTAGCACCCGCCCGCGGTAGATTTCCTCGTAGTCGCCAATGACCAGGCCCTGCCCCGCCTTTATCACGACTTCCCGGTTCACCCACGTGTAATCGTCGTAATAGGTCGAGTATAAACCGTCTGCGTTGTCTATCCTGAAGGTATTGCGAGATGATACCAGCTTGGGGTCGAGGACTCGCCCGGCGCTTTGATCGATCACGCCTACATCTTGCAGCCGCCCGTCGTAGAACCCCGAATCGAATGCCAGCGATTCTTCGGCAATCTTCAGGGTTTTACCGGTCAAGTATATCTCGATGAGCAGCCGCCAGTCCTGTGCGGCTTTGTTGACGATTAATGCCACTATTCGGTCACCTCGGCAAAGACGAGGGAAGCGATGTCAAAGTGCCTGGTAAATCGATGCGCCAGCGACAGCGGCGTTTTTAAATATCCGTACATGGACCACGCCGTGGGCTTGTTGCTGTAGTCGGCCATCAATACGCACGGCTTCTCGTTGCCGATCTTCCGGAAGATCGCTTCCATCTTTTCCGCTTGCGCCTCCGTTTGCAGCCGCACACCGAGAGTGTATTGTCGATACCGTTTACGCGTCCGCGTGTAATCTTGCCGCCCTGGCGTTTGTGCGCTTTCGGAAGGATCGAGCAGAGCGCGGCGTATGTTGCTGTTGTAATTTCGCGCAAACTCGTAAAACGAACCCGCCATAATGCGGCCGACCTGTATGTAACTGGCGGCGTTTCCCGCATCGGCAAAGGTGATGCGCCACCAGCGGAACTGCTGGGACAGGCAGAAAACGATCTGCTCGTAAACCACAGAGTCGGCGTCCGTCGCCAGCGTCAGCGCCTGGGAATAGGTGGGCGAACCCCAACTATCAGACGCGTGGGCTTGCAGCGTGACCGTGGCATTTGCTGTCAAATTGTGGGCGAATATACCCACACACGTCAGCGTCGTAGCTGCGCCGAGATCAAACTTGATCCACTCCGACGCTTTGCCGGTAGTGCGCCAAGGGTGAGCGACAAATTCGTGGACAACATTATCGTCCGCGAAGTCCGTGGCCTCGCTGCTGGAAGTGATCGTTGCAGCGTCCCACGTGTCCGCGTCGTATAAGATCCTGGCCTTTGCGTCAGGCATTTTAGACTCGCCTTTCGGCTATCAATCCATCGCTGTGCATAATGCCCTCGCCGCGCCGAGAGGCGGCACGTATCTGGTCGATTATCATGGGGGCGATTTCGTTTCCTATGGCGTTTTCTACGCCTCGCACATCCAGCGCAGAAATATTAAAGGTGAAATTCATACCGCCGCCCATGCTCCCGGCTCCCGCGAAACCCGACATATCGTGCGGCGTCACTTGCACATCTTCTGGCCCCTGCTCGCCAGCTAAAAACATCGTGGGCTTTGTAACCGTACCGGAAAAACCTCTCTGCGCTTGCACAAAGCGCCCTGTTTCGGAGTCCCACACTTTCCCTTGAAGGTCTTCCTTGCGAAACTGATCCTCAAGATCCCGTATGAGGTCCTGCAACTGCCTCCATTCGAAAGAGCTGAGGCCAAGCGCAACGGCATTGACTTTCCTAATCACTGCGTCTTTGTATTTTTCTCGCGTTTCAGCAGAAGGAAGCTCACGTTTTAAGTATCTTTTGTATCGTTTCTCCGACATACCCAGAGCCTCTGCCTGTCGTTTAAGCTCGTTTGCTGCGTGCGCTTCCTTTTCCTCGCGTGCAATTCTTTGATCTTCAGTTTCTTGCTCGGCGTCAGGCCCCGGCTGACCATCATGCCACAACCGTGCTTCGCCTCGAACTAACCGCTCGTGGGCAATCTTGCGTTCCTCGGCGGCTTTAAACGACCCCATTTGTATGTTCATTGCTTCGAGGTGTTTCAACTGCGAACCTGAAAGACCGGAAGTCCCTTCGTGCTTGCTGACGCTTGCAAGAATATTCACAAGAGCCACGGCATCACCATAAGAAACGCCGTGCATTTCTTCGATTGCCTTTGCCGTCAGCCTTGCGGAGCCAGGATCGTCGAGCGTCCGCAACAGATTGTTCCTTGCTCTAAATTTGGCCAGGTCGCCTTCATTGATCGACGATTGAATTTCCTTCATGACCGTTTGTCTGGACTCGCCTTTAGTCGATCCAGAAAAAAGACCAACGGTCCAATTGATAGTATCGCCCAGCACTGACCCAAGTGCCGCCCCGACAGGCCCGCCAATCATCGCCCCGACCACCCCCCCCAACATATTCGCTGCCGCACGCACTTTGTCATCACTTTGCAGCAAGTGCATTCCGGCAATCATAGCGCCGCCAAACTTGTCTGACACAGCCAGCGCCAAGTCGTTAGCATCCCCGAACATAGCGCCGAAGCCGCTAAATTTATCGGCTATACCTTTTCCAAAACCACCGAACGTCGGCATCTTAAAGCCGCGGACGCTCTCGGTAACTGAGCCGGTCAGCCCCGCACCGAACCAATCCCCAGACGCTTCGCCTCGCCGCTTAAACTCTTCCTTGTTCTCGCTCGCTTGCAGTTCCTTCGATGCTGCGTCTACGAGGTTTTCTGCCGCATCTGTTCCAGCTTCTTCGGATTCTTCTTTGATAGGCTCGAGCGCACCTTTTTCCCATTTCTTCAACACCGCTTTAGCGTCTTCGCCCGATTGATCGACAATCAAGCCGCCAACTTTACCCCACGCTTCGCCGTATCTTTTGGTGTCCGCGGCCATGTCGGTGACCATCGTGGTCGCCGCCGCTGTCACGTTGTCCAGCTGGGCGCTCATGTTTTCCCGCATTTCGGTCCAACTCTCGCCAATGTCTCTTGGCGCATCGACCGTCAGCGGGGTAAAATCTATTTCGCCGATCTCAAGTCCAACCAAGCCGCCGATCTCGTTAAATTTCCTTATTATCGCATTAAGACCGTCAGTGAATACCGTGCCGATTGCGTTAATCCCATCCGCTCCGGCAACCTTGATTACATCCCATATCGTCGTGAACGCAAACTTCAACGGCTCCCACGCCAGCTTGGCATACTCGAAAATCAGATTGGTGAGGTTTTTGCGGAAATTCACAAAGTGATTTATCGCAGCGTCAAACACGCCGCCCATCGTCTCGAAGAATTTTGCGCGGTAGCTGGGCGAGGTAAATATTGAATCGATTACCCCGACGATCCCCTGAATCGTCCCGCTAATAACCGTCCCCGCATCGATTAGTATTTGCTTCAGCCCGCCGACTGACGTGATCCACTCGTTGAATTTTCTGACGGTAGGCGTTATCCACTCTTCGAGCAGAGTCTGAACCATCGGCAGAAAGTTTTCGCCCAGCGTGATCATCAGCCCTTCGGTCGCCGACCCCAGGCCCTTCATCGCGCCCTCGAAGGTGTCCATCTGCACCTTCGCCATAGTTTCAGCCGCGCCGCCCGAATCTTCGATGGACTTTTTCAACTCTTTCATGCGCTCGCTGCCACTGCCCGTGAGCGCATTAATAGCCCGCCCGCCTTCTTCGCCGAACAAAACCAGCGCATCTTTGGCGGTCATGTTTGCGGCTTCGAGATCGGTAACAATTTCCGTCATCGGCCGCACTTTGCCCTGGGCGTCTAAAAACTCAACGCCCAGCCTTTTAGCCGCTTTTTTTGCGTCTTCGGTCGGCTTTATCATCGTTCGGAGTGCCGCGTTCAGAGCCGTTCCCGCGGCACCAGCTTGGATGCCGTTGTCGCCCAGTACACCCAGCGCCGCTGCCGTTTCGTCGAATGACAAACCGGCCGCAGCCGCTCCCGGCGCTACTTGCTTGAATGCGTTGCCCATCTGGCGCACGTCGGTGTTGCTATTCGATGCGGACGCAGCCAGCTTGTCGACGATTCCAGCCAGGTCATCGGTCTCCATCCGCATACCTGACATCACATTGCTGGCAATGTCTGCGGCTTCGCCCAACTCCAACCCGCCAGCCGCTGCCAGCGACAACGTTTTCGGCAGCGCCGCCATAATCTCATCGGTAGAGAATCCAGCTTGCGCCAAAAACTTCATTCCGTCAGCGGCTTGGGATGCACTGAAGGATGTGGTTGCGCCCATTTCCTTCGCCAGCTTCGTCAGCTTTTGCATCGAGCCAGCGGTGCCTTTAGGTCCCAGCGTTGCCTGTACGCCCGCCATGCTTTGCTGGAAATTCCCCGCAGTTTTTACCGACGCGGCCAGCCCCGCACCCAACGCAGCGACACCAGCAACAGCCCCGCCGATTGCTAACTTCGCGCCCTTGCCTAACGTAGACAGGCCCCTTTTTCCTGTCCCAAGCGACCTATTCGCGTCGCTTTCGATCTGGTCAAAGGCCCGCCCCGACTTATTTTCGGCGTCTATGAGGATCTGCATGTGTTGCTTGGTGATCGCCATCTTGATTTAGCTCTTCGGCCAGGGTAGATAGTTCGTGGGCGATAATGCGGAAACCGAACCAGAGTTGACGCGGCATTTCCCGACGCTCTTGCACTGACAGCGGGGCGTCACCGAGCAGTTGATACCATTCCCAGATGTAGCGGGAAAGGGCGGTGATGTCGATGCTCGGGCAGTGATCATAGGTGGCGTGTCCTACAGCTACCGGCTCGTCGTGCCAGACGTGGTGATAGCATCGCCCTCCAGGGTCGATCCGGAGTCCTGTGAAGGAGTTGAAGCACGCGCGGCACGCTTGCGCCGGGTCGGAGTACCAGCGAGCCGCGCTTCGTAGTTTTTTACCTCATCTGCTCCCAGCCCTGCCGTCTTAGCTATCGCTTCCGCGATCATTTCGGTCAAAGGCGTTTCGTTCGGGAATAGCGGCAACTGCAAAAATATCTTCGTGGCGTCTGTTTCGGCCACACCATCGAACTCGAAATTGCGGAAGTCGCGGGTGTGTTCGACAAAAATCCGCAGGGTCCGAAGGATGGAAAGCGGCAACCGCTTAACTGTGGCCATTACTTCACTACCCAGCGACTCGGCGTATTGTTCGAAGTGCCGATCCCGCCACGCATAGAGCTCATCTTCGTCCAGTTCTGCCATGACCATCATATCGACGCTGCGAAGGCGGCGTATCTCCAACGAGATGCGGTCGCCTTCTGGCAGCTTGCGATTGCCGTGGTAGTCAGGAACGAAGCGCAGCCATTCCAGTGATCCAGTGCCGAAGTCCATAGGGTGCCCTCCAAAGTTGGGAGTGGTGGGGCGGTGCAGACTCGGAGGGCACCCCAGGTCTAAACGATGATCTATCGTGTCACCGCCCCGCTAATCAGTTGAACAGTAGCGACAACTCATCTTCGCCGCTCGATCGCAGGGCGGGACCAGACAGCGACAC